AACAGATTGCTGTAGGGGCTGCTATTGGTGTTGAAAATAATGCTTACTTACGACTATTAGAATTATTAAAGGTTGGTGTTGATATAGTCTTTATTGATGTTGCTCATGCGCACACAAAAACAACTCTAAAGTTTATTGAAAAAGCAAAAAAAGTTTTAAAGAAAACTCCTCTCATAGTTGGGAACATTGCTACAAAAAAAGCTGCAACAGATTTAATTAGTTGTCCTGCAACTTCATATGCTCTTGGACTTGCAGTTTCACCAGCAACTTCCATAATACCATTGATTGCTTCTTGTCCTTTCTCGATTAATGAATATAAATTTCCTCTTGTATAATCATAATCTTTACTAACATCATCTGTTAGTTTTTGTATTTGATTTTTTCTCTTTTCTTCCTTTACAATAGCAGTATCATCAACAGGATCAGTGTTGAAAGTATCATTTAAAGAGTCATAAGAGTTTTTCATGATTAAACATCTACACCTCTATTTGGAGCAAAATCTTTTGAATCACCGAAAAATGTGCTTGTCTCAGTAAAACCGAAGTCATCACCTGGTTCGATGAATGGTTCGTCTGCAGTATCTATAACATTATCTTCGTTGTAATCCTTTTTCGCTTTAGGTACAACAGTATATCTTTGTACTCTTGACGCTGTTTGAGTATTTGTATTTGAGTAGTAATCCAACTGAACCTTTTTGATAAGTCCCTCTGGAGTTTGTGCAATATGATTAAAGAAGAATGTTTTTGCTGTAAATGATAAGGTATATATTAATGCTCTTCTCGTTGAAAAATCACCCTCATAATCATCTTGTTGGGATATATTTTGTAATACCATTGGAATATCTCTTTTTTCACCGATAGATTTGACTAAATCGATTGAAATATTAAAACCTGGTTGAAAGAACGGTAATATCTGCTCTAGAATCTGTAATCCATCATCTTGTTGTTTAACTAAAATATTTAAATCAAATCCAAGATTATATGGGACAGGCATAAAAACCTTCTTCATTTGATCATTATTAACATCTTTTGCTTTGAATGTTTGTGTAATACCTGCCTTTCTTGTAGAGTCATAAGCAATATTTGTAATCTCAAAAGACATACGAGGTAGCGTAATTTGAGTTGCTTTATTTAATTCTGCCTGTTGTGTAATTCTTGCTAAAAATTTTTGTCTTGGTCCATATGCGATTGGTACCTTTAAATCAGATATAATATTTCCCGCACCATCATCGTGACGAACATGTATATCATTAAATAATGTACCGAACGCAATAACAGTTTTTCTTACAATTTGATGATAAAAATAATTTCCTAACATTTTTCTATACTATGGATTCTGAACCACCTATGATTAAACCACTGTTCATTGCTAAATCATACATTTTGGAATGTATAGTATCATCAACTTCAGTTGTCCACCTTGCTGTATTCTCAGTTGCTATCCAGCATTGTAAAGTATCATTTATTGCTGCTGGAATATTATAATCAAACCAAGGATCATATGGTATTTTATAAGGTTTAGGATATCCCATTTAAAAACTCCCGAATGGATTTGATTCTGAAAAGTCAATCAGTAAGTCTGCCTCTGACTCAAAGATGTCTCCTTCATTATATTTATCGTCAGTGTCATCATCGAAAGTAGATACGCTGAATAAAGCACCTGATGTAAGACCCTTAATATCCTCACCAGGAAAGAATCCTGTTGTTGTTGTTCCAATTCCCACATTTCCAACTTTAAGTATTTTAGTATCATAATCCCAATTCTTAACTCTTGCTTGAGTGCCTGAACGCATACCTTGAACAACTTCGTTAAATTGATAAGTTCCAATTCCACTTATTGTCTCTGGGTCAGATATGGTAACAGTTTCACCACCTGTATATCCTGCTCCAGCATTTGTAATAAAGATTGAATTAACACGATTGAATCCAGTTGATGGATCAATACCTATTGATGCAATTCCAGTTGCTCTATCTGCTGCTGTTGCTCCAGCGGGTACTCCAACAGTGACAGTTGGTACAGATCCGAATCCAACACCAGTCTGAGTTATGGTAAATCTAATAATACTATTAGACACAGTGTTAATCGAACAAGTTGCTGCAGCACCAGTTCCACCACCACCTGAGAATGTGATTATGGGTGGCTCTGTATATCCAAATCCAGAGTTAGTTACTAATATCCTATCTATAGATGTCACATTTGCTCTTGTCGATGTAATAGCAACTGCTGTTGCATCAGCACCAGATAAACCAGATGGAGATGTGCTAATCGCTACAGTTGGTGTTCCTGTAAATCCAGAACCATCATTATTCAAGAATATTTCACGAATCGCACCTGTTGCTACCACTGGTGTTGCAAGTGCTGTAATACCTATACCAACTAATTGAAGTTCAGCAATATAACCTACATCTTCTACCTGAGTATCAATCGCATCGATAGATGTATCAATAACCTCATCTTCATATTCAAAGAGTTCACACTTAAGTTTGTAAACGTAATTACTTCCTAATTGGTAAAAAGGTTCTTCGTGCTCTACAAATTTAATTTCAAATAATCTTTGACCTAATGGAAAAAATACTAAGTCACCTTCACGAGGTCTGGACGACAATTCAATGTCATCATCTGCATCCATAAAAGGTGATATAAATTCTTCAAATTTTTCTTTTGAAATGGTAAGAGTTACTTCATCTCTCAAACTCATACCAAATTTTGTTAGTACATCTCCAGCACCTGCATATCCATCATAATTTTCTACATATGCTTCAATCAAAAAGTTATCATCAAATTTAGAAGCAGTAACTTCTTCGATAATTGTTGATTGATTTACGAATTTTCTTGGTATGAATGTAATTTCAGTGCCATAAATTTTGAGTTGCTCATTAATTAGACTTTGTACTAATCTCTGTTCACCTCTAGAACCTTGTAAAAAATGTGGATTTAGTGCCATTGTACATCACCCAATAAAATCAAGAGGAGGTGTCTCATAGTCCATCGTCATTCTTGACCTGAGTTCCTCAATCTCTCTAACTCCATCGTCGTAGATTTCTCTTCCATTTAATTCAATTCCACCTGGTAACTTAGTTCCTCTAAATTTAATTAAATTCATTCCCCATTGTTTTTTCATCAATGCTACAAAATATCTTTTTACAAATGGGTCATTATAAACTTGTTTGAATTCTTCAGGATCAAGGGCACGAAAACAATCAATAATAATAAAATCATCTTTTTGTTGTGAACCCCAATCAATATCTAAATATAATCTATCTTGTCTCTGATTAAATCTTATCTGTTTTTCAGGTGTAAGTAAAAAATCAATATCTTCAAGATAAGTTTTTGTCATTGCATATTGCAATAATTCAACTGAATTGAAATAATATAAGTCATTTAAAAATAACTGATACTTAATACTAAACATTCCACCTGAGATGGAACTTGTATCAAATTTAAATATTTTATTTACACCTATAACATGATCTGGAACTGCTATGAAATTAGAAGTCTCGTAAAAATTACTTGAAACAGTACCTGCACTATTAGTTGATATTCCTGTTGTAGTTACAATTCCGACTCCATCAGTATCTTTTGCTCTTCCTCTGTCTATATCTTCCTGAGTAATCTTATACTTAAGATACATTCTCTCAATACCATTATAATGACGCTCTTGATATAACTGAAGAGTATCATCAAGTGCATCATGTATCTGGTCAGTATCAAGGTTAATTTCCAATACAGGATAACCCAGTTTACGCAAACCGAAGTTTATAAGTTGTCCTCTACTGTTTGGTACTGCCATTACTCTCCGTGAGATTTGCGATTTCCTCTAAAAGTTCATTCTTTTCTTTTTCATAATCATTTTTTAGAGTTTGGAGTTTCGCCTCCAAAAGAACGTTTTGATTTAATGCTGTTGCTAGTTTTGTATGATATAAGTTCACTAATACATTAACATCTACTTCACTGTTTTGTTGCATATCAGAAGGTACCTCCATCTAGGGTCGAAGTCCAATGTGGTTTGTTTATATAGACATTAGTGGCAGCACCTGGTACAGATGCAAGGTTTGCAATCGCACCACTCTGTCCCTCTCTTCTTAAATTATTAGTTGTGTTAAATGTTCCTTCTACACCAATTAAATTAACAGAGTTTCCACCTGTTACTGCTGTTTCAACAACACCAAAGGCACCAGTGGTATCTTGTTTTACAATATCACCAACTGCTACTGTTATAGCAGCACTTAATGAACTTAATGTAATTTTTGTAATCGCTGTTAATACTTGTTTTGATGTAATAACAGGTGTTTGTGGATTATTTGTAGATCTCTGTAGACCAGTATCATCAAACCAAACAACACCACCTGAAGCAAAGTTACCTGACTGATAGTAGATACCTTTGATATCAAGGAAACCTTTTGTACCAGAAACAACACTTGCTGTTATAGTTGCATCAGGAACATAAGTCCATCTTCGACTATTATCACCGTGTGTACCGTGATTGCCTGTTCCAGCGGTGCTGGAAGCGATTGAACTGTCATCTAGACCAAAGAAACCATCAGTTGAGTTTGCGGTTCCTATACCAGTATTGTAAGTAAATCCAAGTCCACGGTCAGTGTTAGTATCTGTTGCATGTACAACTGTTATTTCAGTCTGTGTACTAATACCTGCGACTGCTGTTCCTTGGAAAGTAAGCGTCTTAGTTCCACTATTAATCGCTGTAACTGTTGTAATACCACTTGCAGAGAAACTTGGGTGTAATAAAGTGTCATTGACTGCGATACCTGTTACTTGGTCAACTACAACTGCTGAAGCACCTGATGACATTGCTGTCATTACTGTTCTTGTACTGGTAGTATCACCAACCATCATGATTGGATCATTAACAGTTGTCTGTGTTGAGTTGACTGTAGTTGTTGTACCATCAACTTGTAAGTTACCCTTGATGATAACATCACCTTCATTACTTAATCCATCTGGATATGGGTCAATGAATATTTTATTATCAGCACCAGCTAACGAAGCAATAATATTATTTTCAATTCTAATGTTTCCAAGTTTGGAATTTCCACCTTGAACTTCTAAATCTCCATCAACAAATACTTTAGTGCTACCAAATCTTACATTTGCTCCAGCAAATTTTAATTCATCTGTTCCATTCTCATCATACTCAATAGTTGCATTAGAAGCATCTGTTCCATTTGCTCCTCCACCAAATCCGAGTTTGGTGTCATCTGGAATCATTACCTCACCAGATCCATTTGGATTAAAGATTATATCTCCATCTGTATCAGTAGAAGATAAAGTATTTGCGTCTAAAGTTAAGTTATCTACATTCCAAACATCTATTTTTCTACTACTATCAAGTATCGCTACAATACCACCATCACTATTCCTTGAGTTTGTTACACCATTTAAAGCACCAGGTGTGTGCTCCATCATAGATGTATAGTAATGTCCTGCAACTGGATTGACGTTTGTTCCGTCATCTCCTAAAAATATTCTATCTTTGTATTGATTAACACCACCATACTGACCTATACCAGTCACATATGCCATTTCACCCCAATTCAAACTCGCTGGTTTTGCGGTACCAGATGATCGTTTGATTCTAATAATACTAGCCATTTAAAAATTTCCCCCATTGATGTCTAAGTTCTGTGCTGCACCTGGAGTCAACTCCAATGTTGCGTCAAATTTTTTCGTCACACCATTAAAAACTAAAACCATACCATTTTGTAAAGTTCCAGCATTTACATCGCTTAATTCTGTAAGTGATAGAGTTTGAGCACCTGCCAGAGATGAAATCACCTTTGTGGCATTTTGTTGTCCAACTCTGACTTTGATATCTGCCATCTAAGTTAGCTTATTCAGATCTAAAAAGTATTTATATTTACTAAGACGTTATCTTTGAAGCAAGGTCATTAAGCATAGATTTAAGAGTTTCAATTTCATTTTTCATGTTATCTAATTCTGCTTGTTTATCAGAATTAACTCTCTTTGAATTCATATAATTTTCATATGCAGTAGTGTCTGTATTCACTATTGCATTAGTATTTCCATCACGAAATAAATTTTTATGTCCTTCTACTGGTAACATTATGCTAATGCGATTACTCTATAATCCTTAATTCTGACAAAAACTGCCTCATTTGTTGATGTCATTACTATTTTAATTACAAATCCACTAAACTGTTCTAAATTGTCAGCTGTAAATTGATACTCAGAAAATTCATCAAACCTATTAGGTGTTACATAAGCGTCTGATCTACCATCACTATTTGCAGGATCAATTACTTCATCTCCAAATCCATCACCATCTGTATCTGTTAAATTATCGAATCCGGGGAACAATTCATATGATTGTTCAATACCTTCCGAATCAGGTCTGAATAATTTAAACAGTGCTCTGAAGTCAGCAGAAGTCTTTCTATCAGAACTAATTAAAACTTTTATTGATGTCGCTGGTGTCTTTAAGTCCACACGATTGGAAATATATATTCCCGAATGTGGATCACCAACTGTTAGTTTGACCCTCTCATCATTTGCATAATCTGATACAGGTTTATTTAACCTGCTTCTACCAAATATAAGAGATCCATTCATAGTATCTACAACAGGTGATAAATTTTCATCAGATGTTGTAAATCTCATCGATAAAGTAGTGGATCTATTTTTTGGTAAATCTGATAATCTCGCTGTTTCATTAACAGGAGAAGCAACTAATCTTGTAGATGTCAATGGATTAATCTTATTCAATTCAATGTCTTCATAACCTTGATCTAAGAATGAACTCTCAGAACCACCAGCACTTGTTCCAGATACTGTTCTTAATTGTGAAGAAAGAGTTGTTTGTCCGGGTTGAAGTGTGTTAAATCTTGGGAATATTTTATCAAATTGTATATTCTTAGATGCATGAACTTCAGTTCCACCACCAGATCTTTCATCTGTGAATGAAGCCATGATATCATTTGCTGATAAATCAGGTAATCCTGTTCTACCAGAACCTCTTGGAATCTCAATAAAGTAATTATCAATATCCTTTTTCTGTGTGAGTAAGGATGAACTTGGCATATCATGAACAGTGTTGATACCTGTTAGTGATAAACCATTAAATTGGTAACTAAGTGCTAAACTGCCTATCGCATGCTCACGAATAGCTGATCCATTTACTCCTCTTTCTGCTATACCAATTGATGAAACTCCAACAGAATCATACCTTATAATTTCGTTATTAACTTGAACATATCCTCTTGAGGTTGTTATACCCTCAAATGTTGAAAATTTAGATGTTCCCGCCGAACCAACAACAATAAAGTTATCATTCAACCCAAGTTCAGCAGTCAAGGGTGCTGGTTC